TGCCAATTGTGAAGGTGTAGTAGATTCGGATTATGTAGAACAGACTTTCGTATTGTTGTTGAATATATCTAATATTCCATTCGAAGTCTCGGATGGAATGAGAATTGCTCAAGCGGAGATTGTTCCGGTGGTTGATGTTGATATTAAAGAAATTTCCATGCGGCCAGAACAAAAAACTTCAAGAAATGGCGGATTTGGGTCAACAGGACTGTAAATTTGTTATATATAGTATTGTGGAATGTTGGTTCCAGCGCGTATTACACGGCAAAACCAATCTGGTGCTCGAAAGAGACCAAAACGTAGACCTTGCTTAACAGGAGGAAATAAACATGGTTACGAATTTTAAGACAGACCCTTTTATGCGTTATAGTGTGGGGTTCGATAGATTATTTAATGAATTGGAGCGTACATCGCTCACAACGCAAAACAACTATCCACCCTTCAATATTATTAGAGAGGACGATTCGTTTTATCGTATCGAAGTCGCTGTATCTGGATTCTCAGAAGATGAATTGAGTGTAGAACTCAAAGAATCTACTCTGACTGTATCTGGTACGGTTGCAGTAAGTGATATTGAGGCTGAATATCTCCATAAAGGTATTTCGTCCAGAGATTTTGAAAGAAATTTCACTTTAAATCAAGATGTGGTAGTTAACAACGCGAAAATCGTTAATGGACTACTAACTATTGAACTGGAACATATTATTCCAGAAGAAAAACGGCCCAGAAAAATTGAAATTGGTTCTGGTAAAAAAAGTAAGAAAACACTTCTTACTGAATAATCAACAGGGGGGAGAAATCCCCCCACACAACTAAGGATGTTAAACTATGGAAACTCACGATCAACTCACTATTGAATTGGAACAATACAAAATTGAAAACGAAAAATTTGTAGGCGGTAATAAATCCGCTGGTGTTCGGGCTCGCAAACATTTGAATGAATTAATGAAGTTGTGCAAAAGTCGTCGATCAGAAATTCAAGACGAAAAAGAATGGATTGTAAAGTAATGACAGAAGAACTGAGAAAAGTTTCACCAGAAACAGCAAATGCAATAAATGATATTTTGTCTGAAGATCAACAGATTTCGTATAAAGTGGACCGCAAAGCTGGAGACAATCATAATGTGTCTTTTACGCCTGGACTGCCTAACGAAGATATCATGCAAAATTTGATGAACAATAAAGATATTGTTATGGCTCATCCTGATGTTATTCAAAAAGTATTAAATATGGAATGGCAATGGTTTGAGAGAAGAATTATTAAGTGGTTGGGGGATACCCCAGAGTCAAGAAGTCTTGAAAATTCTTTGAGAGAACATATTAAAAATGAAAAAAAATGGATAAAAAGAGGAGCAAAGGTCGATGAAGTTGGATTATTCGTCTAGTTTAAAATTGAGAGCACTTATTCGTAAATATGAATTTGAAAGAGATGAGGCAATCGCTAATCTACAAGTTTATTTTGAAAACGGCGTTGGTGTTGGAGAACACCATAATATCGTTGATAGTATGGATGACTTGGTGACAAAACTTGCAGATGCAGAAGGCAAATTAAAAACTATTATTTCTTACTTTGCAAACATTCCTCAACCATCAGAAGAGTCTCCGCCCGATGGCGATACCTAAATGATAAAGGTTATCAGATTAATATCCGGCGAAGAACTGATGGGTTCTGTTTCAAAACTTGCAGATGGATCTGGTTGGCATATAAAAGATGTTTGTCAAATTGTTGCATCATATTCTGATACGACAACGGCCACAGCGAGAGTTGGATTATCACCATTTATGCCATATACTAAAAGTTCTGATGGCATAGATTTGCAAAATCATTATATCGGTTTTATAGTAGATCCGGTTAACGAATTGACAAATGAATATAATCAAGTTTTTGGAAGTGGGATAATATTACCACCATCAAAACCCTCTATCAAAACTGCAAGTCCATCTGGACCCAGTAATCACGCTTATGTAAAAATGCCATAAAATATAAAAAAAGGGGTTGTAAAGACCCCTTTTTTGTGTTATACTTATATTATTAACTTCAGTGAGAACGTACATGAAATTCTATACAAATGTCCAAAACATCGGTAGTAAAATATTGGTAAGGGAAGTCGATGAAAACGGCGAAAGAAAATCAAAACGGATGGATTATGAACCATCCTTGTTTTATGAGACAAGAGACCCTACTTCAAAATACAAATCTTTAGACGGCAAAAGTCTTAAAAGAGTAAAATTTGATTCTATCGGAGCGGCTCGTGGTAAAGTTAAATCCACTGATGGTGTGACCGATTGGTATGGTATGCAGACTTATACATATCCTTTTATTGCTGACAATTATCCAGAAATGGAATTTGATATTGATAAAATTAATATTATGAATATCGACATTGAGGTCGAATGTGAACAAGGATTTCCCGAACCAGATGTTGCTCAAGAGCGTGTAAATGCGATCACCATGAAATGCGGCGATCTTTATACTGTGTTGGGTTTGGGTGATTGGGAAAACAAGTCGCCTGAAGTATCTCATTTAGAAATTAAATATTACAAGTGCAAAAGTGAAATGGAATTGTTAAAGTCGTTTCTCAATTTGTATGAAGCCGCTGATGTCGATATCATTACAGGTTGGAATGTTAATTCATTTGACATGCACTATCTGGTGAATCGTATCGCCAAAATTCTTGGCGATTCTGAAATGAAACGACTCTCACCTTGGAGAAAAGTCGATAAAGTTAGTACTCTAATTCGTGGGCAAAATACTACACAGATAAAGTTATGTGGTGTAAATATTATTGACTATCTGGATTTATATCGTAAATTTACTTATGTGACACAAGAAAGCTACAGATTAGATCATATCGGTTTTGTGGAACTCGGCAAGAAAAAACTAGACCATTCTGAATTTTCTGCAATGCATCTATTCTACAAAAACAACTATCAAAAATATATCGACTATAATATTATTGATGTTGAACTTGTGGACAAACTTGATGATAAACTTAAACTTTTAGATTTACTTGTCACCATTGCATACTCTGCAAAGATCAATTTTGAAGAAGTTATGTCGCCAATTCGCACATGGGATTCTATCGCTTTTCATATTCTCAAAAAAGACAACATCGTAGTACCTCCAAAAACTCGGCATCATAAAACAGATGCTTATGTTGGAGGTTATGTGAAAGAGCCTCAACTTGGTGTTCATGATTGGGTATTATCTTTTGATTTGAATAGTCTTTATCCACACCTAATTATGCAATATAATATCAGTCCCGAAACATTAGTTGAAACTGATAGACTCGATACAAGCGTGGATCAGTTATTAGAGAACAAAACCGATACATCACAATGCAAAGCTGCAAATGTATCTCTAACTCCATCTGGCGTATTATATAACAACGACCGAAAAGGGTTTCTGCCCAAGTTGATGAAAAATATGTATGACGAACGTGTTATTTCAAAACAACAAATGTTGAAATGTAAACAGGAATTGATCGACGGCGGCGATAAGATAGAACTAACAAAACGAATAGCACAATTGAATAATAAACAGATGGCTGCAAAGATTTTGTTGAACTCCGCTTATGGTGCGTTGGGTAATCAGTATTTTAGATATTACGATATTCGACAGGCAGAATCTATCACTCTTTCTGGACAACTAAGTATTAGATGGATCGAAAACAAAGTAAACGACTATTTGCACAAGGTTCTCAAAAATGATGAAAAAATTAACTACGTTATTGCTTCCGACACGGATGCGATTTACATCCGCCTTGGCGACTTGGTTGACAAGGTGTTTGATACGGAAAAGGTACTTGCGACAGAAGGTGGTGAGGCCAAGATCATTAACTTCCTTGACACTATTGCTTCGGAAAAGTTGGAACCGTTTATTGATAAGAGTTATCAAGATCTTGCTGACTATATGAATGCATACGAGCAGAAGATGCAAATGAAACGCGAAGTCATTGCATCTAAAGGTTTGTGGACTGCAAAGAAACGATATATCCTTAATGTACACGATAATGAAGGTGTACGGTATAAAACGCCTTCATTAAAAATCATGGGTATTGAGGCAGTACGATCTTCCACTCCAGCTGCATGTCGTGAAAAATTGCGAGAAATATTCAAAGTTATTATGAATGGTGATAATGATGAATTGATTTCATTTATCAATAATTTTAGAGAAGAGTTTAATACGCTTCCGATTGAGGACATATGTTTTCCGCGAGGCGTAAACGGTCTGAAAAAGTATGAATGTCCAGTTGAATTATTCAAAAAGGGTACACCAATTCATGTGAAGGGTGTCATTCACTTCAACAGACTAATTAAGAAACATAATTTAGAAATGACGCACCCGCTTGTCAAAGAAGGCGAAAAGATTAAATTTGTGTATCTCAAAGAGCCCAATCCTATCGGAAACAATACTATTGCAATTCAAAATGTGTTGCCAAAAGAATTCGATTTGGACAGATTTATAGACAAAACAAAACAATTCGACAAATCATTTTTAGAACCTGTCAAATCGGTGACAGATGCGATTGGTTGGGATGTCGAAAAACGATTTACAATAGATGACTTTTTCTAGGAGAGTGTGATGGGAAAACGTAGCGATTTTGAAAGAGTAGAAAGAGATTTCTATCCAACACCAATTGAGGCCGTATTACCTCTTGTATTTCATTTGCCTTACTTCGGCCTGTTTGCAGAACCATGCGCGGGAGATGGTAGATTGGTTAGACACATAGAGCAGTTGACCGATTTAAAAGGGTATTGGATGACTGATATAGAACCATTATGTCCTTCTGTTGGTGTCGGAAATGCATTAACAGATCAAATTGTGGGTTGTGATATATGCATCACGAATCCGCCTTGGAATAGAAAAATATTACATCCGATGATTGAGAATTTGGCAACCCAAATGCCGACATGGTTATTGTTTGATGCTGATTGGATGCACACAAAACAATCTGCCCCATATCAAAAATGGTTGGAAAAAGTGGTGAGTGTCGGCAGAGTAAAGTGGATCGAAGGTAGCAAAAGTGTCGGCAAAGATAATTGTTGTTGGTATCTTTTCAATGCAAAAAAATCAGTAGGAACACCAGTAAGATTTTATGGCAGACTTCCTTGACATATGCAATAAATTTATGTTATAATGAAAGAATCGAATAGGAGAAATAAATGGCTACAGGACTAATGAGTAAACTACGAAAGAACTCTTCTTTCAAAGACGGTAGGGTAAATGTCTTATCAGAATCAAAATACTTAAATGATAAAACCAGTACCCCGACACACATTCCAGCAATGAATATTGCATTTTCTGGTACACTAAATGGCGGATTTACGTCTGGACTTACAATGCTCGCCGGACCTTCAAAACATTTTAAGACTGCATTTGGTCTGATTATGATGAAAGCATATATGGACGCCAATCCAG